GCAAACATTTATACTTCAAATGGTGTCATTCCACCATCCGTAAACAGATTAATGCAATTAGGTATTGACGCGGATTTTACGATTGAAACAAACGACGGAAGTTCAATGAATATTTATCCGGATGTCGGCGGTTATGGTTTTGACTTGGTTTTTAATGAAATTAATTTATCGGCCGGATCAAATGGTTTTAATTGGAGTTCATCAAGATCAGTTGAATTAATAGGAACAAACGGTGTTCAAATTCGTCCGGGGGTTGGTGGTCTTATCACGCCGTCCGTTGCCGGTCAAGTTTTGACGGCAGTTGACGCAAATGGAACGGCGGTTTGGCAAGATCCAACGGGCGGTGGTTCCGGTTCTTTGCCATTGAATCAAATTGGTGTTGGGAACGGAACTTCAATTGTTGGTTTTTCAGGGTTTACGTATGACGACACTTCAAAAACACTAAGTTTGACAACGGATGGAAGCGCAAATGATAGCGCGTTTTTAAATGTTAACGGAACACAAGAACTTGAATTCCGGGATTCGGACGGGACAATCAGAACAAACAACGAAATATTTTCGAATGGATATACCGTGAACGGTGGAACTTCAAGTCAGTTTCTTAAAGCCGACGGAACCGTTGATTCAAATTCATATTTGACCGACGCGCCAAGCGATTCAAATGACTATGTTAGAAACAACGGATCGTGGGTTGTGTCTTCCGGTGGGACTTCACAATCGCCATCATTGATTGGGCCGTTTAACGGTCAATTGGATTTGTCAAATATGTACTATAATTACTATACAGATTATGACCTAAGCGTCAACGGGCCAATAACTTTTTCCGTCGTTGATTCAACATTGTTTGGTCAAGCATATTTGAAAATAAAAAGTGACGGCGTCACAAAGTGGATCCCTTCGACGACAAGTTTGGACAGTATCTTTAATGAACAACCATCGGGCCTTCCGGTTGACAACATATTGGCCGAAGGTGATTATTCATTTTATGCGTGGAAAACGCCAAACGGAAATGCGTTTTCGTTGAATCCGGTGGTGGACTATGTTCCGGAAACACCGGTTGTTGATGACCTTCCGTTTTTTGATGACGCGGTCTTGTATGTTGATTTATTCAAAGACACGCCAACACTAAACGGAATAAACGTTGAATCAATACCAAATCGGGCAAACGGCGGTGGCGTTCTTGAAAATTTAACCGGAACAAAGCAACCAACGTATGACGCAATAACAGAACAATTAGTCTTTGCCGGTGATTCCGTGTATCTTCAACAACCATCAATTCCAATCACAAGGGGAACACACACACTTGTTTTAGTGGGTGAAACCATTTCGGGAACAAATGATTTTTCATTTGGTTTTGACAGATCGTCAACGGGACTTGAACGTTTCTATTTCGATTTTTTAAATAATTCGGGATTGTGGAACGCGGTTCGGGCGTTTAACCAACAAAGTGTTAATGTTTCAATTCAATACCCGTTGACGGGTGCTTTTCCGACCGGAACGTTTCTTGGGAAATTTATTATTGTTTTATCCGTTGACGTTCCAAATACAACGTCAAATTTATATCGAAGAACGGAAGAAGATTTGGTCACGGCAGTAAGACAACAAAACACAAACGCAAGTTCCGTTGTCGATAGTTTTGAAGTTGACGCGTTAATTTCGGCCGAAACCGGTTTTGAGTTTAAATTCAAAGTGGGCGTCGTATATGATCGGGTAATGAGTTCAGCCGAAGCGGAAACGATTTTGGACTATTTTCAAACCTTATATCCATTAAATTAAATGAAAAAAAGAATCATATATTTATTTTTGTTGTTGAATGTTGTTTCAACGAACTATTCAATTGGTCAAATTGGAAATATTACACGTCCCGGTGTTTATGTACCGTCGGAACCAAACTTGACGCCACCATCAACCGTTTTTACAGACACGCTTAAAGCGGTTTTGATAATGGGCCAATCAAACATATCAGGACGGGCGAACATATCAACTTTACCGGCAGATATTGAAAATCCATTCAACTTGGCGCGATATTACGAAAACGGAATCACAAGTCCTTTTGATATTGTTGGTGGTGAGCCAATGACAGAAATCCCAAATAATCAAGCGTTTGCACACGACGCGGTTTGGTTGCAAAGATTGTCGGAAACCGTTGGTGATACTATTTATTTTGCGAAAAAATGTCACGGTGGTTCATCTTTTTTTCAAACCGATAATGTCAAAGGCGATTGGAATGTTTCAAGTGTGGCGCCGGAAGATCATTTTCGTGAATTTAGAAGACGAATTTTGTCTTTAAAAAATTACGCAAAATCTAAAAACAAATATTTCAAGCCATTGGCAATGGTTGTCGATATTTTTGAAACAGATTCGGATTTAAGTGACACAGCGACGTTAACGCAAGATTTTAAAAATTTTATATCAGAGATCCGTTCATTGGTTAATGATCCGAATTTGCCTATAATTCATCGGGAATTGAGTTCAAACCAACTTGGCGTGGCTCAATTTGCAATTGATTTACAAAACTTTTTATCGGTAAATTCAGAAGCCCAAGGCGGTTTGGATAATTATATTTTAATTGATTCGGCCGGAACTGTTTTTTTTGATGGAACACACTTGGATTCGGCGTCAAACGAATTAATGAGTGATAGGATTTTGCCTATATTGTTGTCATTATATTAATTTAAAAAAACTAATTATCATGAAAATTTTTGATGTATTAAATCGAATTACAACCGTTTCAAAAGACACGTCAAAACATATCGTTGGCGCGGTTTATTGTTCATGGATCGTCCTTTTGATTTCAGGATTTGCCGGAAAAACGGCCGGAATTATATCCGGGATCCTTTTTATCTTGTCATTTGTTGGATGGGAATTTTATTGGATGAAAAAAAAGAACAAAGCGTTTTCAGTAAAAGACGTTTTGGTGGCGGTGATGGTGATGTTGCCGTTGTTGTTTATGTTATTAAGAATTAAATAAAAAAGTCATGAAGTACATTTTTTTAATTATTCCGTTTTTTGTTTTTGCTCAAAATCAAATTGATTTGTCAGAAATGACCGGAAATGTTTTGTTTGGTGATGAAATTGGTTTTGAACCAATATGTTCGGACGAACTTGAAGTCTTCAACGTTGGTGACATTGACTTCAATGGATATCAAATAATTTTGAACGGTGTTCAATTGATTGTTGATGGCGATGTTGAATTTGGTGGATCTTTTCGCGGATATTGTGATTCGGTGTTGTGTATAAACGGAACCGTCTTCAATTCGGATCCACCGGATCCCGGCGGTGATCCTTTTTCGGATCCCGGGATTGAATATCCAAGTTCATTTGAAGCGAATAAATGTGTGAATCTTCCAAATGATGTTTCGGGATGGTATGGAATATCGGATCTTTTCAGGATACCCAACGAAACATTGTCGGTTCCATCTTATGATCGCGTCACAAACGTTTGGAAGTTGACGGAAGCGGATCAAATTTTCGTTTTTGATTTGTCCGGAAGGGAATTAATTCAAGGATCAAAAAAAGTTGATTTAAGCGCGTTTAAATCTCAAATTCTTATAATAAAAACGAATGTGGGGAATTTTAAAGTATTAAGATGAAAAAAATATTTTTGGTTTTTGGGTTGGTGATTGGCGGTTGGATCCACGGCCAAGATTCTTTGAAAATAGAATTGGACGTCGTTGAAAAGGGGTTTTATACTGTTTTTATGGATTCAATCGCCATTTCAAATCACACAAAGCCAATGAAGGCGTCGGCGAAGGCTATGACGTTGAAGATATTGAATCCGGATCGTGATATTTGGGTTCAACAACCAAGGTTGGAACCCGTGACGTCATTGGATGTTCCTTCTTCGGTTGAAGCGCGGATCGCGGTCATTCAGTTTGAAAGCACAAAAAGAATGATTTTGAATCAACCTTGGAACGGATATGAATTCGGAAACAAATGTGATTCGTTGACAAAACCATTGTTGATGGTTTCAACGGCCGATTTTGAATTCAACAACGAACCGGTTGTTCTTCGAAATGTTGATTGGAAGATTAAGAACAAACTATTGAACGAAGGGCGTCAAATCACGTTGATGGACGCCATTGTGGATTCATTGATTGTGATGAAATGTGTTGAATCCGTTGTTTCTTATGAAGGGCCGGAAGTTGATGTGTTGGGTGAATATCGTTCGGATTCCGGATCTTGGGAATTGATTGGCAATGAATGGTTTTTTAGTGGCGCCGGAAATCACAAATATTTGGTTTTCGACATGAATGAAGTTGAAGTCGGCGAAACATACGAAATCACAATGGATGTTTTCACGGAAGGTGAAGCGCGTTTCGATCTTTGGATGTATGCACCGGAAGGAACCGAATTTCCGACGGAATATCAAGATCCAAGAATTTCAGCGTATGCGATCCCGGCCAATGCCGGACCGTTTTCGTTTAAATACACAATTGAACACGTCAATCGAAATCGTTTTGCGATTCGGACACAAAATTGGGGATCCAATTGGTCATTTAAAAATTTAAAGATTTTGAAAAAATGAGTAAATCAATAAAAAAAACATTGGATCCAAACGATCCGTGGTGTGGAATTAAATTTTCAGAATCACAAAAAATCGTTTTGAACGAATTGGTGTTGAATCAATTTAAAAAACCAATCCACAAAAGGTTGACGCCTTCGGAACTTGTTGAAATCGTAAAAATCAAAATATGACACTAATTTTAGAACAAATCGGAATTGGAATTCTTGGGATGTTAATATATAACGTTTTCAAGTTTTCATCATTTTTTAAGGAAAAACAACACATGACAAAAGTTTTTTGGGCGTCGTTGTGGGACAAATACAAATTCAAATTCGCGTGGACGGTGGTCATGTTGATTTTGATTTCCGTCACGATCAAGGTCCTTCCGGAATCGGCCGAATCCATCAAGGCGTTGACGGCCCTTGATGTCGGAACACAATTGGTTTCCTTCTTGACGTTGGGGATCGGATTGTCATCAATTGTTGATACTAAAAAAGAATAAAACAAAACACCATGTGTGATTCAAATATCAATTCAATTGTTGATCTTGATTTTTCATCCATTTCGGACGAATTTAATTGGATCAACAACACCCAAAACACAATCGAAACGGTTGGTGGAAAACTTTTGATTCGTCCCGATGGACCGAATTCAATAATTTCAAGATCACTTGGCGCCATCGATCCGGCAAACAATCGAATAAAAATTGAAATGTTGTTGGATTTGGTCCGGCCACAATCTTCAACCGACACGACCATTTGTGTTGATGTTGATGTCTTGGTCGATGGATCAGTCGTTGACACCTTCACGATATATCTTGACAATTTGGATCCCGGATCTTCGGTTGAATATTATTTTGAAAGGTCCTATAAATTTGAAAACTTGGTTGGAACGGCGTCAATCCGGTTTCGTTTCCCGGAAGGATGGAACAATCAAATCGCGTTAACTTATTTAAAAGCGTCGGACTTGACGTTTTGTGACGATAATGTTCGAACATTTTTTGTCATTAACAATTTATTGGAAGACGCGATCAATTCCGTGTCATCAACAATCCAACTTCAAGAATGGAACATTGACGGTGTTGAAACTTTGACGCCGGATTTTTTTAATGATCAAGTTATTGGCGCGGATCCGTCAAATGATTGGTTTTTAGCCAAAGCAAGGATCGACGGACAAAACAGGGAATCGAACACGGTGAATCCAAACACTTTCAATCCGTTCCGATTTCATTGGAACTTGGATTTTGAAAACGTGGCCGGAAATTTCCATGGTGGAAAAGCCATTGGAACCACGACCGGGAACAATTATGGATCCGGGATCTTGAACGTTGGTTTTGAAGAACCGTCAATTCTGAATGAATTGTTGAATATAAAAGATGGCGCGTTTTTCATTGATATTGACTTCACAAAATCACTTCGTGTCGTTTTTGATGTCGTGATCAACAACACAAGTCCAAACGTGTTTCAATCACCGGCGGTTTTTAAAAGATACACGATTTTATTTGATCCAACAAAGTGTGAAACGTCTTTCAGTTATGTTGACCAATTAAAGGGCGAAACAAGAAACGTTGACGAAGATGGTTTTTTGTCGGGAATCACGGGCGCGTTTATAGATGACAATGTGATTGATTGTGATGAATCATTTGAATTCAACGGTGAATCCGGAACATACGAATTTGAAATCAACTTTGGATCCGACGTTGGATTGGCCGGTATTAGCTATGAAGCGTTCAACGTTCCGGACAAATTTGAAATTGAATGGAACAATCAAGTTTTTTCGACCGGGTATGTTGGTTCGAACATATTTGATCAACAATTGATCAACCTTGGGATCCTTCCAAGTGAGATAAACACGGCCCAACCACCAAACGGAACCGGGGAATTGTTGTTTGATAAAAATCAAGCGGATCCACAAACGGCGATTGTTCGTGTGACGGCGCCATTGTCAAACACGGGGTGGAACATTAACGGAATTTGTCCGGGAACCGGGAATCCAAATCCGTCAATTGTTCTTGAAGTCGCGCCGGGCGTTTGTGGCGATTCGCCACGGGTGTGGTCGGATGTTTTTGTGGACACGCCAAATCCGTTGTTTTATAACCCACAAAACGGTGATCAACTTTTTGTTGACGATCAGTTGATCACACCGTTTAATGGAAGCGGAAACACGTATTTGATGCGAATAAACGACAACGGAAATTTTAATCAATTCAACGTTCAATTTGATGTCAGCGCCACGGGTGTGATTTCGAATGTTCAAAGTTGTCAAATCAATCCACAACCATCGGATCCAATTGAAATTTTAAGTGTTTCAAATCTTCCGTGTCAAACGTGTTGGACAGTCCAAATTAACGTTCCGGAAGGTGAAACACGCGAAGTTGTTTGGTTGTCAAGTTTTGCGCCATCCGGAAGATATACAAACGGACAATGTATTGGTCCGGTCGGTTCCATTGAACCGTTCACGGATTCTTCGGTGGTGATAAACGAAACCACGACATTTTTGTTTGGTATTGATGGCGCGAACAATGTTTCCGGAACACTTGGAACATCGGTGATCGTTTTAAGTGTTAACGACGGGCCAATAACTGTTTCACAAATTAATTTAACACGACAACATCAGGACGCAAATTGCTAAACTATGAACAACACACAAGAACTTTTGGACATTGTCAAAATTGATCTTCCATCGATCAGTTGTAATCAAGTTGATCCGTGTCCATACAAAGAACGGTCGGTCAGTTATGCGACCGGCGTGGTGATCCCGGAACCGGTATTGGATCCGGAAGAAATCTTCAAAGAATGTTGCTACATTCACAACGTTTTCGCGGACGCGAATTCATCACAAGATTTCAAAAACGACTATTCGTCTTTTTATCACCAAAAGCAATTGAACAACGAATCGGTTTCGTTTGTCCTTCTTCACATGGAATTTGACACGGAATATCAATTGAACGATGGAACGTTTGGTCAATTTTTTGGTTTTGGATCATTTTCCGAAAACATCAATTTGACCGGATATTTGGTGGAATGGAAAAAGGTTTTGGCCGAAATCGGCCCGGGATCATTTAAGGTGATCAAACGCGTCAACATAGCCGGTGTTGATGTTGAAATGAATTCGATCGTCTTCACTTTGTCACAATTTACAAGCCGAAAAGCGGATCACACCGTTCGGATCGACGTTGTGATGAATGGAAGGTTGATCAAAACCGGCGTTGACTTCACGGGGACCGGATGGAAACATTCGATTCGTGTTCCGGGATTCTTCGGAAGGCGCGAACCCGGGATCGAAGAAGACAACTTGATCAAAAGAACTTATGAGAAAAAGCAGATTTCAGCGCGACAAACGAACGAATATAAATTCCAAACGAATTTGATTCCGGACTGTTTGACCAATGAAATTTGGGATTTTATATTGCTATCAAACGACATTTATTTCAACGATTACAATTTGAACAATCATTCGTATGATTTCATTAAATTCGGCGCGAAATTCGCGTCAAACGATGGGACGGACTATTCGCCGAACACACGAAAAGCGCGATTGAATTTGACTTTCAATGATAAGTTTGAAAACAATATAAAACGGAATTTTTCATGATTCAAAAATGTATTGTTGAACCAAAGGCGGAAACCGTGATCGATTTTTGGGGGGATTAGCGATCGCGACGGGTGTTGGCCGTTAATTATTAATTTTAAAAAATGCTTATTAAAAAAATGATTTTGAAATATTTGATCAATATTTTATCAGCCGTCAACGGATTGAACGTGGCCGATCTTGAATTGAAGATGAAATCGACCGTGAAATTGTCAATCCTTTTAAGTCCGTTTGCCTTCATCACCGAATTGATTTCCGCGTGGTCCATAGCAAACAAAGAATTCATTTTGGTCGTCCTTGGCGCCATCATTGTGGATCATGTGTTGGGATCCTTCAAACACGCGTTTGTTTTGCGTGATTTCGTTTGGAAAAAGAACATCACCGGATTGATGACCAAAATCGGATTGGTCACGGCGTGTGGTTTTCTTTTCGAAGCGTTGCAAATAATAATTCACGAAGAAACGTTTGTCACGGAATATTTGAAGACCATCACAAGATTGATCGTGTTTTTATATCCGGCCGGATCCGCGTTTTCAAATTCATCGATCATTTCCGGTGGTAAATTTCCACCGTCCGCATGGTTGGTCAAACTGAAAAAATTCCAATCAAACTTGAATCCGAATGAATTCGGGAATAATAACCAAAACAAAAAATAATGACACCAATTTTTGACAATGGCCACGGTGGAATGATCGGTGGCAAATACCAAACAAAGGGAAAAAGATCACCGGAATGGGATTGTGGCGTTTTATATGAAGGAATGTTCAATCGTTGGGTGATCAACCGATTGATCGAATTGATGGATCGTGAAGGTTTCAAATATTACCATATTTCACCGGAACTTCGTGACATTCCATTGTGGCAAAGAGCCGAACGGGCCAACAAGATTCACGGAAAAGATCCGAACACCTATGTCATCAGCGTTCACGCCAACGCCGGTGGTGGTGAAGGAATGGAAGCGTTCACAAGCCCGGGACACACAAATTCGGACAATGTCGCTGATTTAATCTTGAAGGATCTTGAACGTAATTTCCCGGAAATACCAATGAGATTTGACCAAACCGATGGTGATCGCGACAAAGAATCAAAATTCACGATATTGACGGACACCAAATGTCCGGCCGTGTTGGTTGAATGTGGATTCATGGACCATCCAAAAGATTATGAACGTTTATGGGATCCAATATTCATTGACCGAATCGTGTCGTCACTTTTTCAGTCGATAAAAACTTTGTACTAATGAAAAAAGCCATTTTAATCGTTTTAACGGCGTTTTGGGTGTTGACCGGTTGTGGAATACAGAAACGAACCCAAACCGACGACAAAACGAAGACAACCACGCAAATTGACCGTGAAACAATAAGTCGTCCAAGTGACAAAGTTGTGTCCGAAACAAAATACAATATAAAATACAAGGACACCACAATCGTGACAACGTCTTATGACACCCGGACGATCCTTCGTGAAATATATGATTCACAAGGAAATCGACGCGCCGAATGTATTCCGGAAGAATTCATGGTTCAAATTGAAAAAATCCGTGAAGAAATCAAAAACGACATCAAGACCGATCGCGAAACAAAACATGAATTTGATTTGACGCCATTGATTTGGTCCATCGCCGGTTTGGCCGGGATCTTGGTGGTTGGTTTGTTGGTGATTGGGATCTATATGTCAAGAATTCAAAAGAACGCACCACAAATGACGGCCAACATTGTTCGTGAAATCATGAAATAAAGTTTTATATTTGCAATAAGATTTTTCCACGAAATCTTCGCAACATTTGTTTGTTTGATTCGCCACCACCACGGTGGCGTTTCTTTTTTACATAAAAAAATATTTTTCAAATACATAAAAAAATGTATATTTGCAATATAACAAACAACAAATCACAACGTGGAAAAAACTTTGAATCATTTTGAAATCAGCCAAGACGGGAACATTCTTCGTCCGGTCCGAAAAATTTATTGGATGGACGAAACGGGTGATCTTCATTTCGTGGTTCAATTCGTGAACAAAGATGTGTCCATGATTGTTGGTTTGTCATTAAACTAAAATCAAAAATGGCGATTTTATCAAGTAAACAAGTGAAATTGGCCACGGGTTTGATCAATGAATCCGGGTTCAAGTTGAAGGAATTCAACAATCGAAACGTTTTGAAACTGCAAAACGGAAAAACAACAATTTTTTTATTTCCACCTAAAACCAAAACATCATGAGTGAAAAAGATCAAAGAATCATTGACGTGGACGTCGTCATTGAAAAGTACAACAAGAACAATCCGGAATTGAAACCGATGGATCGGAAGACCTTGGCCAAAGAACTTGGCGTCAATCCACAAGTGTTTTCGGATTGGAAGAATGGAAGGACACCGAAATTGATTTTCCGGATCCTTAAATTGAAGGAAATCGGATCATGTGATTTCGAAGACTTCGTGATCAAACCAAGTTAAACCAAAAACCCAAATCAATGTTTTTTAAAATTCAAACCTACACAAAGACAAAAGACAATGAAGTCAACAACATGGTTGAATCATATTTGAACCGACAATTGTGGGAACAAACATATTCAAACCCAAAAAATCAAAATTTCAATGGAAAACAATAATGTCAGTAAACAAAGACCGTTCAAAGACTTGATCGGTGATCCAAAGGTTCAAGAACGTTTCGAAAAAATGTTGGGCGACAACGCGACGTCATTTTTGATGTCCGTTTTGAATTGTGTTCAGAACAACGAAAGGTTGGCACAAGCGGAACCACAGTCAATTTTAATGGCGTCGGCCGTGGCCGGAACATTGAATCTTCCGATTGATCCAAATTTGGGCCAAGCGTACATAATACCGTACAACGTAAAGATCAAAGAAAAAGGACAACCGGATCGATGGGAAACCCGGGCGCAATTTCAAATCGGATATAAAGGATTGATCCAACTTGGTCACCGGTCAAGACAATTCCTTGGATTGAACGCCACGGAAGTCCGTGAAGGCGAATTCAAAGGTGTTGACCGGATGACCGGGAAAATGGATTTCGAATGGATCCAAGACGATGACGAACGCGAAGAACTTCCGATCATTGGTTTCCTTGCATACTTCAAATTGACCAATGGATTTGAAAAGTCGTTTTATATGACCAACAAGAAGATGAACGCACACGCGAAAAAATATTCCAAGACGTATGGCCAAGGATTTTCGCAATGGACCAATGATTTCGTCGGGATGGGAAAAAAAACCGTGTTGAAATTGTTGATTGACAAATACGCGCCAAAATCGGTTGAAATGCAAAAGGCCATCACCAATGATCAAGGTGTCTTCGATCAAGACGGAAACATGAAATATTTGGACAATCCGAAGAACGAACCAATTGATCTTGAATCGTACTATCAAGAACAAAGAAAAAAAATTGAATTACTTTTGGAAACCGAAGGAATCATGATCAGCGAAGACGAACGAATGAACATCGATCGGATCTTGGACCAAAACGAAGTGGAATCATTCAAAAAAGTGATCGTGTTGTTGGAATCACGATTGCCAAAATCAAATAATTAATCTTTAAAACAAACAAACAATGTTGTCACAAAAAAGAACGGGACGCGCGACGTCGTCCCAAATTTACAGAATCGCTAAAAATTACAAAAACGGTAAATTCTTGAAACCGGCGTTGACTTATATCGACGAAATCAAGATGGAAAAAAGATTGGGACGATCCTTGGATGGTGGCGCCGATTCACAATCGATCCGTTGGGGAAATTACATGGAACACCGTTTGTTCCAAAAACTTGGATTGGAATGGTCCATGACTTCACAAGACACGATCGTTCATCCGGATCCGAAGTTTTCGGACTATTGGGCCGGGACGCCGGATTTGA